GTCTGGGTATACCAAGTGTTGCCGAACCCACCACCACCATCACCAGGTCCTTCACGATCCGGCCGAGCAGGATCATCGGGGTCCCACCACATCGCTGTGCCGTATGCGGTATCCATCTCGTGTGACAGAAGTAGATCGAACCGTGGCGTAGTCGGTCCGATGAACGTGATGGTGATCTCTCGGATGGGGACGTTGTCCTGGATGTCGAAGACGTAGGAGTGCATGTCCACGACATCACCGACCTGGAAGTCAGGCGTGAAGATCGTGGCTTTCCATGACTTCTTCGGCTGCTTGTGGCCACGCTTGTTCTGCCGTGACCCATGGACATAGGTCTTGGCCCGATGCTGGATGCACTCCAGTAGCCACATCGTGGTGACGAAATCGCCCCACTGCCAAGTGCCATATTCGGCCACCGCTGCATCTGCGGTCTCACGCCAGAAGACCATCTCATCCGAGCCCATCCCAGCACCCCATACAAGGGCCTCGGTCGCCATCTGGGTGATGTCTTCGATGTATTCGAAGGACTGCACGCCAGCGGAGCCAGGGTCGGATGCTGGTCGATCGTTCAGCTCATACGGGCCGGTCTTGGTGTTGACGTCGTGGTAGTAGAGCGTCGGGCCCTTGTGCGTCTGTGACGGATTCGCTGGCCCGATGTAGAACACCGCCCCAGACCACGAGGCGATGTGACGCATCCCGTCGCCCCACTTCATGCCTGGCGATGCTGCCTGCCATGTGGTCGAACAGTTCGCCAGCCAGAAGATGTCACCCAGCTCGATGACGTTGGACAGATCGATGGCGTCGCTGCCACCTGACTGGAATCCGTCACCGGAGAGATCCAGGTACAGGTTGACCATGTCCCGGATGATCGCTTTGTCGGAATCGGGGCCACCAGATGCGGTGTATTGCTTCATCTGGTATTCGGGCCTAGCTTTGTTCCACAACACCCTGCGATGGAACAGGATGTTGTAGTCCACGCACTTGATACTGAAGAACCGTGGTGTGGCCGGTTCTATCTTCCAGGCGACCCCTGGGTAGTCATATGACACCGTGTAGACGTAGCCGCCCCAGACACGGACACCATCGACGTCGAGCGTGACCTCGTTCCCAGCCTTGAAGTAGTCCTTGGTATAGAAGCCACCCTTGCGGTCGAGCACACGAAAGATCGCATCGCCGATGCTGGCATCGGTCCGTGACCTGAATTCTGCGTCCCTCAGTACGACGTCCTCGGTGATATCCGTGCCGTTGTACTTGATGACGATGGTGCTCATGAGTTGGAGTTGTTTCCACCGACTAGGTCGAAGATCTCACCGATGCGATCGGCGATCATGGTCACGAGCTGGTGGTACCCGACGATGGTCTGAGCTTGTGGCGAGATGTGGATGTCTCGCACGATGAGGCCAGGTGACGTGCCCTTCTCGATGAGCTGCTGAAGGCGGTCGTTCTGTTCCATCATCTGGCCAAGGGCTTGCTGGAAGGTGACCGTGCCCTCCACCTGGACATCGACCTGGTTCGCCAGGGTCTTGGTCCGGTTGCCAAGGTCCTTGGTGAACTGCGTCAGTGCCTCATCGGCCTGTGCCCAGAACTGCTTCTGCTCGTTGTATTGCGCTTCGACCTGCTTCTGACGACGACCGATGAGCTCCGACAGCGTGCCGATCTCACTGAGCCGACTGTTCTCCCTGAAGGACGCAGCGACGTTGCGCAGATTCATCGTGGCGAGCTCAAGCTGACGCAGGTTCGACTGGTCAACGATGGTCACCTGGTTGTTGAACATCTGCTTGTTGATGTTCAGCATCTTTTGCTGGATCTCGGCTTCACGTCGAGCGATATCCAGACGAGCGGATCGCTCTTCTCCGGTGAGGCCAGCGGACTGGAACCCAGCTACGGCGACCTGGAAGTTGATGGACCGCTGCTGCTGCTCGAACTGCAGTAGCTGGAGTCGCCGCTGCAAGAGCATGTTCTGGCGTTCGAGAGCGCCGATCTCCGAGCCAGCCCCCTGGCCGGTCAGGGCCTGCAGGTCTTCGACCTGATAGCGGGCCTGCTTGATGGCCATCTCATACTGACGCCACGCCTGGGTACGAGAGATCGCCTGTGACTCAGCCTGAAGGTCTTGCAGGGCTCGACCGAGGTTGCGGTACTCCTCGTTCACCTTGTCGGGCATCAAGGAGGTGAGCATCTCTTCGCCCTGGCGCTCGAAGGCACGCACATCGCTCGCCAGTGACTGGTATTGGCCCGCGAAGGAACCGCCTCCACTCAAGCCCCTAACGTCTCCACCGACTGACATCGGTGCCCGAGCCTGCCCAGCAGTCAGGACCGGATGCCCCATGCCCTGCATGGCAAAGTCCATCTCTCGCATCTGGACCGCTCGGGCCTGTCCCTGGGCCATCGCCCAGAGCTCGTTCTTGAACCCGATGTCACTGCCCATGGCGCGAGCCATGCTTTCGACATCGATATTCCCCTGACCACCACCAGTCGCAGCATTCAGTGCTTCGCCCAACCGATCGACAGTCACGGGCTTGCCGTTCTCGGTCAGGATGAGATTGTTCTTCTCTAGTGCTGCGGCGAGGTCGCCTGCCTGCCCTCCAAGCGCACGGAAGCTGGCGTACTGATCTTGGTTGAGGCCACCTTCGACCGAGAACTTGTCACCAAGCTGAGAATTGATGGCCTCTTCGATCCGATCAGTGGTGGTGTCTCCTTCGCCCCTGGCTGCTAGCCATGCCCCTTCGGGGAGCCCAACCATCTTTTGAGCTCGTTCCCACATCTGATCTTCGGTCAGCCTTGACTCTTTCGGCATCCCTAGTTGTTCTGTCCGAACGGTGTCATAGGCGTTCTGAGCGATGCCGACATCACTCTGTGAAAAACCAAGCTCTTTATCGACCTTCTGGGCAGCATCATTGATCATCCCGGCGAAGACCTTCGCAGGAGAATCTGACCCGCCCCATTCGAATCGACCACCCAATGGGTTGGGCAAGCTGACGCCACCGACTTGTTGGTAGTAAGCCGGGAGAAGCCCAGAGGAGCCCATCTGCCCGGTGACCGCTTGCTCGGTGAAGATGAGGTTCCTGGCATCATCCATCTGGTTGGCGAGGGCGACAGCCTCAGCATTCGCGTTGACCGTGCCTTCGAACCGAGCCATCGTCTCGGATGTCAAACCGGCCTGAGCGAGGGTCTCTCGGATCGCGGTCTGGCTATACCCGCCTTGGGTATACGCCTGGGCCAGACCGGTCTGGACCCGGCCAGCGACATTAGCCCCACCAAGCGCCCGATCAAGGGTCGGCATCGCTAGCTGGAAGCCCTGCATGACCGCCCCAGCCACCTGGCTGACGAGCTGGGTGACAAGAGCACCACCGACACCACCGACGAATCCAGCACCAAGGTTCCGAAGGACGTCAGAAGCACCGACAGCACTTTCTGCGAGGTCGGTGACCTTCTTGGATTGCTCGTCTTCGAGCTCGGTGAGCTTCTTCAGGCTTCGTTCGTTGAGGTCGATCTCATCGGTGAGTGATTCGAACCCGATCTCAAGCTCTTCGATCTGCTTGAGACTGAGTGTGCGATCGGCCTCTGGTGCAGCCTTCTCTCGCTGGATCGTTTCACCGATGACATCTCGGCGGATACGCTGGAGCTGGAGGTCAGCATCGACACGACCACGCTGACGCCCGATCTGACCAAGCTGGGTGAACTCCTGTTCAGCCTGAGCGATCTTCGCCAGTGGCTTCTCGATGCCACCGAACAGGTTCTCTGCGATCTGGACGATCGACGTGCTGAGAGCACGCTGAGGGAGCTTGCCTCGTGCCTGTCGAAGAGACGCACGAGCACCTTGCTGTGCCCGCTGGAATTCCTGTTCTTCATAGACAGCCGTATCGAATTCAGGTACTGGTAGGGCTGATCCTGCAGAACGAAGCAACTGGTCAAGACGAGACTCCGATGGAGCCCTGGCCTTGAGCGCCAGTCGCTCTGCATCAGACTTGGTCTTCTGCTCTCCAGGCTTCCCTGCTTTCGCAGCTTCAGCCTTGGCCTTGGCCTCCTTTTCCCGTGCCTCTCGCTCGTCCTGACGTTCTGCTTCAGTACGATCCTTGGCTTCCTGCTTCATACGCAGGTCTCGATCACGCTGTTCGAGTACGACGCCAGACTCTTGCCCGAACGCCGCTACGGGTCGCTGGGCATTGCCAAGCGTGTCGAGTGGTCGTGCCCCACGGGAACGCGCATCAGCCGCCTGTGCTGGCAAGAGCAGCGGGTTGTCGTACTGGATGCCAGGAAGCGGAGGAGGTGTCGCATGCTGAAGCGCAGGGAGCCGTACGCCAGGCATGTTGATCTCGCCTGTCGCACGCCGGAATACCTGGTCCTCCTTGCCGGTCCCTGGTCGGTACGGCATCGAGCGCCCGATGTTCTGGTCATAGACCTCGGTCGGGCTCGGGGTACGGCCAAGCCGTCCGCCAGGACTGACGAAGATGACGTCCTTCCTAGGATCCGGTGTATACGGCGGCGGTTCCTTCACCTTGGCTGCCGCAGCAGCCTCTCGTGCATTCTCACGGCGGCTATCGTCATCATGCCCGCCGATGCCCCGCTTCCCAGGGCCACCGGGACCACCAGGCCCCATGCTGCCGCCAGCGATGGTGACAGGAAGTGGCAGTGGCCCACCGATGGTGACGACCATAGCTTGGGCACCAGGGGTGATGGTCTCAGCCATCTCCTGTGCCCTAGACAGGTCCTTGGCCTGCTTCTCGGCCCGAAGCGTTTCTCCGATCGGGGGAATGAACCCACCAGCCGCAGCAGCCTTTGCCTGGAATTCGGTCGGGTCAGTGAGTGCCGACTTGGTGGACTTCGATGTGTCATACCGAGTGGCCTGACGACGCTTGATCTCCTCGCGTGGGACGACGTCACCGGTTTGCGGGTCGATGTAGTTGACTACACCGCCAACGTCATGAAGCTCTGTGGCACCACGGTTGAGACCCTTTCGCTGGATCGGAACGGTGTATGCCTCACCCATCGTGCGACTGGCTGGTCGAACATGGATGGCCGACTTACCACGCTGGGTGTACTGGCCTTGGACGATGTCACCGATCGCCTTATCCAAGACGCCTGGCATGAGCTGCTCACCGGCCGGATCAGCAAGCGTGTTGAAGTTACGTCCGAACAGCCCACCCTCTTCAAGCGGTGCTGTGACCTTCTGCAACAGCGAGGGGATGTCATAGATCCCCTCATCACCAGCTTCACGGAGCTTGTCTACGATGCTTCCGGTGACACGCTCGACCTGGCGTTCTTGGGTCACCCGATTGGCAGCATCTTCTTCAGCGGCCTTCGCCTTGTCGATGTCGCCCTTGATGGCTTCAGCGACCGCCGCCTTGACCTCCTCTTCTGTCTTCCCAGTTTCGAATTCAGAAGCTTCCGGTAGGGCTGATAGCCCAGCTCGATCGTCTCGTTGTGCATTGGCCATCGCCGTCGCCGTCCTGGGCGCAAGACGACCCATCGCACGAGACTGGATAAGCTTTTGTTCCTTCTTCGCCTCAGCGAGCTCTCGCTCAGCCTTGTCCCTGCGATCCTTGTAACCAAGTGTCGGCGCACCTTCAAGCTTGGCTGCTTTGGTCTCACGGGTGACAGCAGCATTCTCGGTGCTGCCCATCTGGTCAGCCTTGTCAAATGCCAAGCCGACCTTCTCGAAACGCTCCTTGGCGATGGCATCCAACATCGCAGCAGGGATGAATCCACCCTGCTGGTTGCGGATGGCATCCCGCATCATCTTGAAGGTGACTGGTTGGGTCTTATCAAAGCCTAGAGCTGGGAGCAGACCGGTGGCGGCCAGGATCCGGCCCATCTGGTATTCAAGCGAGTTCCAGACCGCACCGGTCCCACGACCACCCTTGCCAGGGTCTCCGAACGACTCCCCTGCATTGAACTTGCCAAAGTCTTCAGACGCCGTTGTTGGTAGCAGGTTCGGGTCGAGGATCGCCTCGAAGAGTCCAGACAGCTCAGCCATGAACTCTGGACCAGCCGAACCGGTGCTATCGAATCCAGCCTGCTGGCCACGATTCTTGAGCAGCTCGTCGATTGTCAGTGCATCGGGGCGACCAGAGCGAAGCTGCTCTCGTAGCTGACGCGCCCGCTGCCTGATGCCCAGGTTCTTGTCATACTTCGCGTAATCCGCCGACTGCTCCGGCGTCATGAACTCTTCGGGGCGCAGGGTCGCAGAACCGAGTGGCACACCAGAACCACCGGTCATTTCAAGCCAATCCCTGGCTGCGTCTTCTTCTGGGTGCATCGATGGGCGCATGAAGCCCTGATGGCCAGCACTGAGCGGCCCGAGAGCCTTGCGAACGTTCGCGCCATACGCCATCGGTGACGCGAAATACCCAGTCGTTGCACCCGCTTCATCAGCAGTCTTGCCTTCAGCCGACCGCCGAGTGATGGCTTGGAACTCGTCGGTCCCGATCTCTCGTCGGAGACGTGCCGACAATGCCCTTTGGAGCAACTGCCCAGGCGACATCTTATCGACCGCATGTCGGCGTTGACCGATGAGGTTGCCTTCAGCGTCGTATGTGCCGACGACCTGGGACTGGACGTTTACATAGTTGCCGTCTTCTCCGATCGGTCGAGGGATGAGCTCACCGGTTTCCTTCGAGACGTTCCAGCCATGGAAGACACCAGCGGCGGCCATCTCTCCGATGTCGGTGACATCGATCTCTAGTTCCTTACCCTCGGCGTTGCGACCGAGCATGGACATCGGCCCGACCAAGGGACGCGCACCACCAGACCGACGCTTGCTTGCAGACACCGGTCTGCCCATGGCGTCGTAGTCGGTAATCTCACCGTGGCGTGCGATGGTGCCACCCGACCGAGAAGCACGACTCCCCTCGCGGCGACGGTCACCGATCTGCTGGAGGAGCCAGTCGGTATCGACACTGGGGACTGGCGTCTCTTCCATGGCCTGACCAGCAGCGACCCTAGCTGCTTCAGCTTCTAGGACATACGCTTCGACCTTGGCTGCCATCTCTTGGGTAAGCCCCTGAAGAGGGCCACGGGGTGGAAGGATCGGCGTGTATGCAGGTTGCGGTTGGCCAGGAGGTGCCTGGGTGGTTTGTACAGGCTGCTGCTGTACATACTGCTGCTGTTGCTGCTGAACGACTTGTTGCACAGGTGCTGGAGCTGCTGGCTGAGCACTCCCAACATAGGTAGGAGTGACCTTCTGCATCAGCTTGTGGATCGTCGGGGCGACCTCTTGGAGCTCTGTCTGGGCGTCATCCTTGTTGTAACCACCAGCAGTGGCGACCTTCACCATACGGTCGAGCGGCCCGGAATAGACCTGCCCCTTCTCTGAGAGGAACCTATTCCCAGTGGTCGTGTACGACTTGAACCCAGAGCCTGGTGCCGCCCCCATCGCCATGCCGTACTGCGTCAAGAGCCTGACGACGTCAGAGCTATGCAGGTCGCCTGGTGGGACACTGTGTCGTTGTCCAGACATCGCAGAGGCGAGGTCTGCCGCTTGCTGCAAGAACTCTCGGTCGATCCCGGCGTCGCCACCCTTGTCGTTGACGAATTTTATGGCAGCGGCAGGCGGTTTGGCCATGGGAACCGCTGGCGATGATGCGACCGGCGCTCCGTTTCCGCCCTGCTGTTGGAACTGGACAGGGATGACGAGATTTCTTAGCTGGGTCTGGATCTGCTGGGTATCGAGCTCGATCTTGATGGAGTAGGTCTGGCCTTCGATGGCCTCCTTCACCTGTGCAGCGATGGAATCGGCATCGATGTCGATCTCTGCGGTGCCCTTGATAGATCCGACATCCGAGCCGCGAGGGACCATGCCCTGGGCATAGCGAGCTATATCAGCGGCGGAATACTGGCGATTCTGCTCGCCCTTGGGGATATCCCCGCCACCGTTGATATTCACATGGATGTTCGCAGCTTCAGCCAGAGCCTCCAAGGCCGATTGGACCTTGGCGATGGCGTCTAGCGCAGCTGCGACATCAGCGGTTACCTGTACTTCGGCAACGCCTAGCGGATCGGTCATGAGGACCTACTCCAGGATGTCTCCGTCCTTTGGGTCGCCTTCGGACGTGAAGCGATCATTCGCTTTTTGGATGGACTTGACTTCTCTCATCCAGAAGCGATACATGATCTGAAATTCAGAGAGTGGGAGTTGCTTGAGCTGGATGGGCAATACGCCGAACAACTTGGCGATCTCGCATCGCACATAGTCGAACGGCGCTAGGCGTTTCCCCCGTCTTCGTCCTCGTCGCTGAGATCGATGGTGTTGAGGTCGGAGACAGCGTCGTAGATCTTGATATATGCCCGCTGCGGCAGATTCCCGATCATGTCAGTGTCGAGCTTGGGGTCGAGCGATGCTTTGATGATCATCATGCGCATCATCGTCCGTCCATTGACGGTGCCATCAGGGTTCCGAGCAGCATCGGCGCACTCGTCGTTCTCAGCGACAGACAGCTCACGGAAGCGGAACTTCTGACCCTTGATGGTCACTGTCTTCTCTTCGAACTTCATGACTCCTACATCGGACACTGAACGGCTCCTTCTACGATGAGTTGACTTCCTTCGACGCGCATCGATCTCCAATTACAGATATCGATCTTCGTTTTGTCATTGAGCTGCAGTCTGATGCGTTTCTTCATGGCGTCGTTATGTAGCAACACATCGTTCTGATAACGAAAAACGGCATGAAGAGTCCAGACCGGTCCAGCCGATCGGCTCTCTTCATGCCGCTTCAATGTCCACGATTGGAATTCAGCAACGACCGCACCCAATCCAGGCACGGTGATCTGTCCTTGACTCCCCTTCAAGGAACGAAAGACGACCCCCGATAAAGTCATGGATGAAGTATATGTGGCCCCCGGAGGAGGCTGGGGGCCACATATACAGAAAGGGGGTATTAGCCCTCGAAGATGGTCCAGGCACCGGACGCACGGAAGTCGCCGGTGTAACGGACCGCATCGGTCACAGAAGCGTTGACGTTGCCGTCGATGAAGCCGGGGCCATTGGCGATGAGGATCGCCGAGGCGCCGTCATCGGCGTACAGGTAGATCTGGGTGGCATCCGAGGTGGCTGCGTTGAGCAGCAGGTCACCAGAGACGTCCAACAGACCAGCGAACGTCCCCTCGACGTTTGGCAGGCCCGCCAGATAGGTCCGGTTGGTATCGCCGAACGTGGTCGCATCCACGTAATCGCGATTTCGACGCAGGGTCCAGTCGGTCTTGGAGGCGATCTTGACGCCACCGCTACCCTTGGCCCCGCCGAGATAGATCGCCGCATTCTTACCATGCAGCTTCTGGTTCGTGTTGGCCATCTCTAGCCTTTCTGTGGGCTACAGGTTTTGATCTGACCAGATGGTGTAGATGCCACCTACCTGGTAGATCTTCTGCCCTGACCCTTCCGCATTCGACTGACTTATGTCAGCGGTGCGGCGGCACAGGAGCGTGGATTGCTGATCTATCGAAAGCTCTGCATCCCAGAGCGTGTTGATGATCAGCTGATCGAGGTTACGGGCCTCGACCTGGTCATCGCCCCAGACCTGGATGGCGACCTTGGGCTTCTTGGTCACCGAACCCATATACCAGTCGTCCCCACCCCCCGCATGGTGGTAAGTGACGAACGGGTAATCGGTCCCGGCTGGTGCTGCGCCCTCCCAGAACCCTGCAACGGCAGCTTTCAGGGCTGCGTTGGCTCTCAGAGTCCTGACTAGAGCCTGGAAGATGGGCTGCAAGTTGGTTGGCGGCATCAGGGCTTATCCTTTGCCGCTTCCAACGCAGGCAGCATGTAAGGATCCGCTGCAACGAACAGATGCTGGGGTGTCCCACGACGCCTGAGCTTCTTGGGATCTAGACCAGCCTTGCTGGCCGTGCGTGTGATGTGTCCAAGCTCGACCGCGAGTGCGTAGCTCTTGTCTGCGCCTGGTGCCCTGGCGTCAGCGATGATGCGATACCCACGCCCAACGCCACCAGGGAAGGCGACCTTCCTGATAGACCTTTGGAGATCGCCGCTTTTGACTGGTACTTTCGCTTGAGCCGCAGCCACGACACGGTCGGCTCTTGCCGACAAGTCTGGTTCGACCGCTTCACGCACGAACCTTCGGAAGTTGTTCTTGAGATCACCCTTGAATGTGACCCGGCCCATCAGTCTCGCTTCCTGGCGATGACGGTCGTGAACACTCGATAGGTGTTCTCGTTGTTCACCTCGTTGGCAAGGAAGATCTCACCATCGAGACCGAGCATGTCTCCTTCATCGATGACGGTATCGACTGGGAGATGGATGCGATAGCGCCCGACAGAGCCGATGACGCCGTTATGTTCATCGAGGTGAAGGACCGGGCCCCTGTCGTTCTGCTTGACCCAGCCTCTGACGGTAGAGGTCTCGACCCAAGCTTCGTAATCCTCGTTGCCGTTGGTCCCCTCGATGATGGAGCGGGTGAGGATGCTGATGTCAGTCTGGAGACCAGTGGCACCGACCTCTCTCACGGCAGCCAGCATGTCTGCTGTGACTAGGCTCCCCATAGCAGTCTCCGGTATGGGCTCAAGAGCATCTTGGCGTTGCCAGGGATATCGTCCAACGCCATCTGGGAGTCACGGCTCTGGCGTAGCTCGACCTCTTCGACCTTGATGCCAGAAAGTCCCATCAAGCCCTTCTCTGCGATCGCCCTACGACCCAGGAGCGAGGTGGTGATCATGGCCGTGGCTTGCATGATGTTCACGGGCAGCTTGTAGGTATAGCTCGCAGTGACGGTATCGACCTCGGTCGCATCGATGTCGAGCGCCAGGAGGGCGTCGTCATCGATATCTGCGGTGCCTTCGTTGTAATCGATGCTGAGGTCAGCGACGTCGATCTCGGTGCCGTTCACCTTGATCTCGGGCGTGATGGTGCTATCCCACCACTGGTTCTGGGCCCGCCATCTGGTGCCACCGTCTGGATACATCTGTTCATCGACCGTGGAGAACGTGTACCCATACGTGTAGTTGATCTTGGCCTGTGGTGTCTTGAACCCAGCGATGGGGATCTCAGCGGCTGCCCAGATACCGATCGATGCCTCAGCGAACAACGGCTCTAGCTGGTTGTCCTTCTCGTGATAGTGGACACGCTCTGGGTCGATCTCCAGGTACTGGGTATTCGTGACATAGATGCGAAATTGCGTCAGCTGCTTGAGCGGACGTCGGTCCACGGTGATGACGCCCGGACCAGGCCACATGTAGTTGCCCATGTCCCAGTCGTGGTCTTCACCGGTGACAGTCCCGCCACGGAAATCGTGGTCATGCGTCACGTTGCAATGGGTGTTTACCAATGCCGATGCGACCTGGATATGGGACGCCAAGTCCTGATCCTCGATGTTGGTCAGGTCCACGCCCTGGCCCATCGAGCGATATCGAAGGGGTGTCAGGTATAGGGGTGGCATCTGGCCTCCAGGCAGAGAGATACCAGGGTTGACTTCCGGCTATGTGCGGGGAGGTGTCCAGCCAAACCGCACCGGCCCGATCCTTACGGTCTCAGGAACCCTGGTCATCGGATTGTAGAGGGGAGCCGTGTCATCCTGCGGCTCCCCTCTACAACGTTATGCGGGCTGGACCACGCGTACCTTGTTCGAGAACTGAGGCACCTTCACGGCCATGCCCCACATTCCGAACACGATGTACAGGTGGGTCAGCTGACCGCTGATACCGATCGGGATGTCGAGCACGGTCGGACCATCGCTGCCGAGGTACGGCAGTGAGATCGTGCTCTCGTCCAGAAGGTAGATGTCCCTGTACTGGGTGGACAGCTCGTAGTACGTCCCGATCGAGTCACCAGGGACCACGGCCAGCGGGAGCGGGCCGAAGATGGTGTTGATCGCGTTCGTGGTGACACCCACGCCGACATCCATGAAGGTGTTGACGTACCGGATGTTCTTGTCCTGCTGGACGTCGATGGCGGCCTTCACGATCGGATCCATGTAGGCGATGCCCACACGACCGGCGTTCTGCATCACGGTGACGCAGGCGTCGTTGATCTTCTCGCGGAAGTCTTCGGGCGTGCTCAGCGTCGGGTCGATATCGACCTTGCGGACGGTGTTGAGCTGCTTGCGAAGGCCATCGAAGCTGTTGGCATCGTAGAGGCCGAGCTCGTCGGCTGCGGTGCCACCAGTGGTCGTCGCGTTGCCCTGGAAGATGGTCTTCTGCATCTTGTGCGCGATGGCGCGAAGGCCACCGGTGAGCTCAAGCTGCTCAGGGCTCCACGGCATGCCACCAGCCGGGACGGCGAACTGTGCCTTCAGCGAGACACCACGCCGGGTAGCGATCACGCTGACCGGAGTCGTAGCGCGTTCGTACACGGAGGTGTCATCGGTGACAGTACCCAGCTCAGGCATGAACTGAGCGTCACCGAAGCTGGTCACGCGATCGAACGCGTGGACCAGGCCGTTGGCCGGTTCCTTGCGGATGCGGTTCCAGTAGGGGAACTCGCGGATGTAGAGCTCGTAGAGGATGGGCTCCAGGTCCTGCCGGATAAGAGCGGTCGCACCAGTGGTGTCGAGCGCCTTACGCAGCATGGGGTCACGCTGGACGGCCTCAGCCGCCGTGCCACCCCGAGACCACACCTCGAACGGGATACCCGTATTCGACTGCCTCGCCTGCAGCGAGAACATGGTGTGGAGCTCCTCCGTGGACTTGGTTCGCAGCTCGGAGCGAAGCGCCATCTGGTCCGCAGCGGTCATGAGGCGGCTCTGCTGCTCAGCAGGCCCCGTGACGTTTACGTCCGCAGTGTTGGGCTCGTCGTTGCGCGACTCAAGTGCCTTACGGAGTTCCTCCAGTTCGCCCTGGATCTGCTTCAGCTGATCAAGGCTCATTGGGGATGGTTTCCTTTCAGGAACTTCATGAACTCCGGGTCGTAGGTGCCGGAGATGCGGGTGCGATAGTCATCGACCTGCTTCCGAACCACAGCCTTCCGGCCCACCGGAGTGGTCGCGATCTTCTCAACGATCGCAGTGGCCGTTGCCAGCGTTGCGAGAGCCGCTTCGAGCTCTGCCTTGAGCTGGAGGATCTCCTCATCGCGCTTCAGGATCGCTTCCTTCGCTGCCTTCACGGCAGAGATCGAAAGCTCCTCAGCGTTGCTGGAGAGCTCCTTACTCAGAGCCTCTTCGGGTGTCTCGGGATCGGCCGTTGCCTCGGGAGATCCCTCGGGCTCGTCAGCCTTCTGGGTTGTCTCCTCTGCGTCAGCGTCATCCGCTGCATCGGGAACATCTTCATCGAGGGTGGCTTCGCCGTCAACATCGAACGTCGGCTGGCCATCCTCTTCGCCATCGACCATCGTGGCGGCTCCGCCAGGCATGGTCTCGGTCGATAGGACCTTCACGGTATCGGGGTCGGTGACCGCCGATTCCATGAGCTTCATAGTGAGTTCGTCGTCTTCGGTGATGGATTCATCGACCGGAGCTTGGGCGATCTCGGTCGCCTTCTTGGTCATGTCTGCGGCCTCCTTGACCCGCTCGCGCTCAAAGCCTTGGATGGCCTTGGTGGCGTAATGGACCCAGGTGCGAGGATTCGCAGGCATCCCGACGATAGAAGCTTCCTTCAGCTCCACGTCGTTGATGATCCAACCACCCAGCGGGTCCTTGCTGTCACGAGGGCGGTAGTCCTTGATGCGGGCGCCGATGGAGACACCAAGCTTGGCCCCGCCTTCGAGTGCGTCCGCCGTCTCTCTGGCCCGTGGGTTGGCCTCGTTGATGAACCCGATCAGGTCCATGTCGGTGACCAGTTCTGAGCCATCGTCAGAAGCTCGCTTGATAGCCACGGCCTCGGTGGTGGTCCCAAACAGGTCCTCGGGGATCCGGTACTCGTGGTTCAGGAAGATGGACATGCCAGAGCTATTCGCCTGGGAGGCCATCTTCTGGACCGCGACATCGGTGAACGTGTCACCGTGGGCATCCACCGCCGTCGAGGAAGCGGTCGTATGGAAGAACCGCTTTTTGACCCCATTGACCTCCTTGGTGGTCAGGGTCAGATAGGCTGGGATGCTGAAATCGATATTCGACATCAAGAACCTCCAGATCCGATCAGCGTGTTGATGAGCTGATCGAACTGCTTGGCGGCTACATCCCAGGAGAAAGACTCCTTGATGTGTGTGCGCCCCGCTTGTCCTAGCTCCTTCCTCCGGTCAGCGTCGAGGTAGAGCTCCTCGATCGCTTCGGAGAACGCTGGGATATCGGGCAGCCATTGGTCCTGCCCTTGTGGTGCGGTGATCAGGCCAGCGGGTTGGATGCGCACGGCACCAGGTCCTGTCACCTGTGTGATGGATGAACAATCCTGTGCGATGACAGGAACCTCACACGCGATGGCCTCTGCCAGCGTGAGGCCGAAGCCCTCGGCCCAGGCCGTGCTGACCACGAGGTCGGCAGCGTTATAGAGGATGGCCAGGTCATCGACGCTCCACCCCTTGGTCGCATCGTTCTTGCGATACCCAGCGGTGAAGAACCGATCGGCAACATCTGGTGCTCGGCTGAAGAGCGGCGGGAGTTCGACACCCATGTCGCCTTGCGCCTTGCAGTGGAAGTGGACCTGGATGTCTTCGTGCTTCCGCATGACAGGAAGGAGGGCCTTCCAGGTACCTGCGAAGTTCTTGCGTTCACTATTCCGGTCCACACGAACGACGAGGAACCCGTCCGGGTCATACCCAAGTGCTTCCTTGGCATCACGCTTGCTCGCCACCCTCATCCCCCCAGAGGAGATGTATGGGCGTTCATGCGCAGGCCTGAACTGTTCCGTATCCACGCCGTGGTAGATGACTGGCGCATCCGGCAACCATGTCTTGCCCCAGTCAGCCATCAGCACCGGCTGGGTCGTGATGGCCAGGTCATCCCACAGCTTGGGCAGGTTGGTCCCATCCACCGGCATGTACGCGATGACGACGGGATGGTTCTTTGTGATCGGCCCCAGGAGATCGCCACCGGCCCCAGGCTTGAGAAGCAAATCCTTCACCCATGGTCGATAACGTAGGAGCACCTTCTCGGTGTCCCAGTTGTTCCGCCACTGGATCTTGCGGATGACATGCGGGTCGTTGAGCATGACGATGACGTCGGGTTCGATCTCCGCGAGCATCTCCACGATCCGACTCTGTCCGTAGACATCGAGCCGCTCAAGCTTGGTGGGAAGGTACAGCTTGAGATTCGTGTCTACATGGTCGCCGTTGTAATTGACTGCGAGGACGTGGATGTCGTGGCCATAGTCACGTACCAGTCGTTCGCCGATGTTGTGCGTAACGGTTCCAAAGCCTGTGTGGGATCCGGCATCGCTATGCCACAGGATCTTCGCCACGCTACCTCCGCCTGATGGTCAATTCTTTCGGGTCGTATGTCGTCTGTTTCTTTCCATCAGGGTACGTGACCTGCCACTGATATATGTAATCACCAGGGATAGCAGTGTCATTCGCTTCGAGTAGATAGCTGACGGTCCCAGACGCAGCTGTGACGATATCAGCATCTGCATCGACCATGAGCTTGCGGTCGCGAGCACGACGCATCTGGAATTTCACGGTCGCGTTGGTCAGGTCCTCGACATCTTCGACATCGCCACGCTTGTGGATGGTGCCGGTGATGGCTGGACCAGTGTCACCGGCGACAAGGACGTCAGCCATCTTCTACCTCCTCGACACCACCCTCGAAGTCGATGGCCCTCGTGGTGCTGGTGACCGTGATATCCCGTGGAGCTGACGAGAAATCGATGACTCTCGTCGTCTGGGTGAACTGCAGGTCTGGGGCGAGCACCATCGCAGCGATGGATGAGATGGTGCTAGCCACCTGGGTAAAGGACAGGCCCCCATCGAAACCGATCGTCTCTACCGTGCTGGTGGTGCCGATCTCCGCCCACGTCGGCTGGTGGTCGATGTACTGCAGGGAGGATGTGAAATCCAGCTGCAATATCTCGGTAAGCGCATCGATCCCATACGCTCGATGATCGAGCCAGGCACCGACACTGAAATCTCCGAATATCGGGGACAGCAAAACCGCATCTACGTAGAAAGGCGTACTCGCCTCTAGTAGGATCGCGTTGACCGCGATCTGTGCCGTTTGCTTTGTAAGGAGTATAGCGTTCGCATCTAACGACGCAACGGCTATTGACTGTAGTATCGCTGAGGCGGTGGTGCTGGATGAAGTGGGCTTCCGTACCACCGCCGATGCATCGAATGCACCTGACTGCAGGGCACGCAATATCGCATCAGCACGTACAGAAAAGACCGGCCGAATATCAGGCGGGAAATACCTCGCTGGATAGATGCGAGGCGAGTAATACCGTGCCGGGAACACGGATTACTCCGGGTCGAGTGTGACGGTGAGGCGGTTGCCTTCTACGGTCGTGGTAGCGGTGATCCGGTCCTTGGTGTCAGCGATGTCTCGGATGGCGATGTTGCCGGTGTCGGCACCGGTGAGCTTGCCCGCCAGGGCGGCGACCATGAGCCGCATCATCTGCTCAGCGGTGTACGTGCCCTCTAGTGGCTGCTGCCACATCTGTTCACCCGCAGCGGCCACGGCTAGACCAGCACTGTTCTGCACGATGAGACTGACCTCGTTGACGTTCTTTACGTCCGCAAGGTTGTTGTTCGTCTCGGTCAAGCGAGCGGTCCAGTGACTATTCGGCAGGAATGTGACGGTGTACCCATTGATGATCTCGAAGGTTCGAGCGAAGGTCACACCGCCCAGGGAGACCGCCGTGTTGTGACGGTGGGTATCGTCATGCACCATGCCGTCTTCACTATCTTCGACGTTCTTGAGCGCTAGCCGGAAGGCGTTCGTATCCATCTCGTAGTAACCATTTCCGACATCGGTGAAGAATGGATCGACGGTGCGATCGACGGTGATGACCTTGGTAAGCCAGTCGATGGTCATGTCTCACCGACCAACGCTTTGATCGTCGCTTTGAGCACTTCGATCTCCTGGGCCATGTCCGATCTCTCGGCATTCATGGCCATGAGCCGCTGGGCGATGATGGCGCTCTGGGTCGCCTTCTCCGCCTGCCATTGGCGCTTCTCCAACTCCAGCAGGGTCACCTTGGTCTGTAGCTCAGCATTCTCTCGCAGCAACCGCTCCATGCCAGCAGACTGGCTATCGAGTCGCTTCCGTAGCGTCACGATCTCACTCATCGACGATCATCACCACTGTCTGGTCCAGGCCGGTGCCAGAGATGGAACCGACGATCTCACCAGTGCGGTAGTACGGGCTACCCGATGACTTGCGCACCCGCCCGATGACATCGACCGGAGTCGCCCCCGCATAGGCTGCTGTCACCTCGCCGTTCACATCCGTCAAGCTAGTGCTATCGCTGCCATCGAAGACGTCGGTCCCGCCTGGTGTCGTCTCCAGGAAGACACGAGCACCCTGGACCGGAGTACCGCTGGTCGTCACGGCGGTGATCGTCACCGTCACGCTCTGGGCGATGGACGTAGATGCCCCAGTGCCATTGCGATAGCTGATGGTGCCGCTGGCCCCAGGCACGTTGACCGTGATGGCCTTGTTGGAATTGTTGTAGATGACCGAATCATTCTGTCCGTTGCTAGTGTTGTAGCCCGAGACCGTCCAGTCACGCAGGGTGATCGAGGAAGGTGTGTTCGGGCCAAGCTCGATGACATGCGTCGCGAGCGACCCCTTCGTCGCCTCAAGGTCGTCGAGCTCACCGTCAGGATCAACATTGACGTTGTAGAGCAGGGCGGCAGTGCCTACAGCAGAGTTGATGCCCGCAAAGTTCTTGATGACGGTGCGGTCCATGTCGGCACCGCCGTGCGTGATCTGGCCGCAGTTGTCAAACGTGTTGCCGGTCACCGTCTGCCCACTCTTGAACGCGACCGTACTAGACCTGACGATAAGGTTGTCGGTGAAGACCAGCGAGGCTAGGTTGGCGTCATCGAAGTCCAGGATGAAGCGGGTGGCTGCGGAAGAACTCGCGGCCTGGATGACACTGTTCTTGATGACGATGTCGGTGCCAGACCCGACGCCGGAGATCAGGTATAGACCGGGCGCGACCGAGGTCACCCTGAAGATGAGGATGTTGCCGTCCATCTCGAAGTAATGAGCGGTCGCACCGGTCCCGAACTGCAGCGTGCCGGTGCAGAAGTAGACGCCATTGACCTCAGTCAGCACGCCGTATGCTGCAGCCTTGTCGTAGGTGGCGATGTCTGACAGGCGCACCTTGTCGCCGCTCGTCCCACCCACCATGGAGAAGCCGTCAAGGTAACGGATGACATCGTGCCAGGCGTTGACGACGTTCTTGGCAGAGGCAGTCAACTGCTGGCGCACACCCCAGCGGCGGACGTTCGCCAGCGTGAGTGTGGTGAACGCATCCATGCCATAGATGTAGTTGAGCCAGCCACCGGAATACGTGTCGATGCCTGCGATGGCCTTGGTCTCGATGGTCGTGCCGTCGTAGACGTATAGCTCAAGACCGTTGTTAGCGAAGATCTCAAGATACGGCACGTTCGTCGTGTTGAACCAGCCTCGCACGGTCTTGCCAGCCGCCGTGACGGGGGCCGTGGTCGAGTCGTAGTACGACACCTCGGCGTCGGCACGCAACACGCCTGACATCGAGCCCGAGCCTTCGACCTTGACGTCGGTGTCAAGCGTGACGGTGTCGAACCAGCCCGTGCTCGAATCCGCCGTAGTCAACGGCGTGTGGTTCAGTAGCGTGACGGTCGGGGTTGCCACTTAGCACCTCCTGCCAGATGAAGCGAGAGGGAGCTTGCGCCCCCCCTGCTGCTAGGCGTCCGTGGTGCGGATCGCTGTGGTCGAACCTCCACCCGAACCAAGCGTGGCATTGGTCTCGAACGTCTTGATGGGGCTACCTCCACCATCTCGGACTCGAACGAACAAGGTTCGACTGGCGTTATAGACAAGGGAGAAGGATTCCGACGTGTCATCTGCCAGTAGGTCGATGTAGCCGAGATAGACATGGGCGCCGCTGGTGGCATCGTTCGGATCGGTGAAGTCAGTGCTACCGATCGTGAACGTGCTGCCCGTCCACGAAGTGAATGGCACCAGGCGATGGCGACCATCATCGAGCACGATGCGCAGGTTGCCTGACTGTGGCGTATCCACCGGGATGGCGTTGACCACGACGCTGGTAGTCACACCGGAAAGCGTGGTGCTGAGCAGCATCTGGTCGGTATTGATGGCCAGACCATCCGCATCTGTCACCAACACGCGATCCTCACCGGAGATGAGGCCGAACACCGTGAAGGTGACGTTGTTCGGAGGCGTCTGGAGGATGTTGAGCAGGTCGGTCAGCTTATCGGCAGCGGTGAGGTCAGCAGACTCGATACCGATACCGAAGGCACCGATGATGGCTGAACCGGTAGACGAGCCCAAGAAGACGGGGCTGACCGTCCTGGTGGTCACCGAACCGTTGACATCGGCGGTGGCGGTAGCACCACTGATCTGCATCGCGTTGGTGGGTGGGACGCCGGTCAGTAGCTGGACCCACATCGTGCCGGTGGTGCCGTCGTCATCGAGGGCGAGCAAGGCAGCGGTACCAGCTGTGGCCCCGGTGCCCCAAGACAGTTCCTCATCCTCAGCGAAGGGACCGGAAGCCTCGTTGGTGTATGCCCACTGATGGGTGATGCCCCGGAAGAGCTCACCGTCCATCGAGTGGATGGTCTCGGCTGTCCCTCGGCGAGCGATGTACTTGGCCCGCTCGTACAACTGGTTGATGCTGTACGTGTGGCGGTTCCACTGGCTGTAGTACGGCTGAGCACCGTTGCCGTTGTTGAGGTTGATGGACTGGTAGCCCTCAACGTTAGTGATCTCGGTCCAGCCAGCGACGGTGGCCGAGGCAGTGGCGTTGTTGAGGTCCTGGTTGGTGAAGATAGCGGCGACCGCCTCACCAAGGCCCAGGGTGACGGAGAACTCAGCCCACGTCTGGCCCCACTCACGGGCCGTGACACGCACGCGCTTGCCATCGATATCGGCACTCGCATCACGCGTCTTGAGCATGACGCGCATCAGGGTGTTGGAGCCAGCGTCTCCGTTGTATCCAGCGTAGGTCTCGTCGGTCGTACCCCAGAAGGGCGTATCGGTGTCGTATAGGGTGTTGTCCTGGACGACCTGCAGGGTGGTCTCATCGAACACCGCACCCACCACGGACAGGCCGCTGTACTGGGTCGCGCCAGACAGCTGGGTGATCGAGCCGCCATAGAGGAACTGAGCAGCCGTGTCGTCGATGTTGAACGGGCTGTTCAGCGTGATGATCTGGTCAGTCGAGCGCTCGGACGGCGTGCCCGAGGTGATGTCGATGAGGTCGTTGCCAGAAGCTGCCGCATCATCTGCCAGGTCCTGGAGCCAGCGGTGCAGTTCGAGCACCGTGTAGTTGGTCGTGCCGGAGACGTGACGAATGTCCCCATTGACAGCGACTGAGAAGTCGTCTCCGATAGCCATACCCAAATCTCCGCAGTGCTACCGCTATATGCGGTGATGTGGGCTCAATGAAGTGTACTCGCCCCACAACGGGCCATCAAGGAGGCGTTGCGGGTCCTTGTGTTTGGGCGACGACGAGCCCATTGATCATGTTCAACACTTCCATCCCCAACGGGTTGGCATCGTCATCCATGACCGAAAGACCCTGGGGGAAGTGCCAGATCATCTTCTTCGTGCCATCGTCACGTTCCTTCCCCAGGCCGTAACAGATGACCTCTCGTTGGATGCCCTCTGGAAGGTCTCCTCGAAGATTGCCGATGGCGATATGCCTGGCTCGATAGATCGGCTTGTCCCCGTCCTCGACGGTGATGGCGAGTGGGATCGCCCTGGTCTCCTTGTGGACGAGATACCAGCGGCCGACGATGCCGATGACCGAGGCGTGCTTCTCTACCCAACCGCCTTCATCCACGTCGATGATCTCCGCAGCCGGGTTCCCGTCACTCGGGTTCCGGTACCGGATCATCAAGTAGTAGGGGGTCGCTCCGATCCATTCTTCCATACCTTCTCCTTGCCACAGACGATGCACTTTCCGCTATGCGACCCACCCTTGACGTCGTGGAACGAATAGCGGTGCTGGTGAGTGAACTTGTGCCGCACCTGCTCTTCGGTCTTGCCTAGGGTGCCGGTCTTGTAGTCGTCCATCCGAGTCGCTCCTTTGCTTCATCGGCGGTCATGGTCGGAAGCCCATGCTTGTCATTGATGGCACGAACCATGTCTTCGGTCTCCTGGTCGCGTCCAGCGATGCCTTCCAGGAAGTTGGTATACGTGACGACGCGTTCGGCGATATGACCGATCTGGATACGGGTATCGACGAAGATGCGGCAGCCTGCAGCGAGCGCCTCCTGGCAGAACCGCAGGTCTTCTCCCATGAGGTGGGTCCACTTGAAGACCGGAGGCGCTTGGTACAACATGCGCGTCTCCTTGTCATCTGGGAACGTGTCACCGGTGACGTTCTTGATGGCCTGCTTGGGGATGAGCAGGAACGCCAGCCCAGTCGCATCGACCTCGACGATGTCGGTCTCCCACTTCTCGATCATGCGGTACTTACCTTCATACCGGCTGTCACGCATGTACATCGTAGGGTCGTGAGGTTCTTGCCTGCGGGAGCACAGAGCACCCATGATGACAGGCTCATCGAACTGCCCCTGGACCTCCTCCCACGACTCGACCAAGCGGCCGATCGCGTCGGGCGCCCAGGTCATGTCGTCATCGATGAAGAGAAGCCAGTCACCATCCATCTGTCGCAATGCTTCGTTCCGCTGGAGCGTGAGGATGCTCCCCTGGATGACGAGCCAGGAGATACCACCGCCTCGTTCTTTCAGGAAGCGCCAGTCATTGTGGAGTGCTGACATGAAGGTGCCAGCGGAGATGTGGTCCCTCGTACAGATACAGACGGTGCCTGCCGGTGTACCGGTCTTCGTAGCAAGGACCTGGACGGATGAAGAGGGCTCGTGCATGACCGTCATGGTACGGCCTCAAACAGAAACCCCGCCTCTCCATCTTGCGACGAAGTGACGGGGCTCTTGTGTGTGATCCGTTGCGATCGGATCACTACTGACGCCAGATGCTATCTGTTGTCAGGACGGTGATCATAGCATGAGAGCTTTGGGTGTCAAGCATGAAAAGACCCCTCCCCAGTCATTTCGCAAAGCCGAGCTCGATGATGGAGGGGAGGGGCGAGCGCAGACTCAACACACCCTAGGAAGCTGGTCCACACTCCGATGGTACCCCACAGGCGAAACCGCAGGGGGGGTGTCCTAAGAAGCGGTGATGGCGAGGTTGGCGATCGAGCTGTCGTCGCTGACCTGACGCAAGTGGGCGGTCCACGAGCCAGCGGCTGGAAGGACGACGCCGTCCCAGGTCCAGTCACCGGCGAAGTTCTGCGAGCGAAGAGTCTCTTCGCCAGAAGCTTCGATCGTCATGTAGTGACGAACCTCGGCACCAGTGCTGGTGTCGTTGAGCGGGACCTCGTTCGCGGTGAGATGAAGGAATGTCTCAACGGCGGTGACGTCTGTGGTGGGCCGTCGAGAGATGTTGACTGACATCTGTTTACTCCCTGGCCGATTCCCAATGCTGGTCTCTCAGCCTGTCGATGTCCAGGATCGCGTGGGCTGGACCTGGCGCCTTATTGAAAGGCTTCTCATATTGTTCGTGGCCCATCGAGCCACCCCATTTGGCTAGATGATACTCGACGTTTTTGGGGTAAGTAAGGTTATTTCTTTCACGCAATGCATGATCGAGCTTGATGGTCGCTGAACCGACATGGTCAGTGACGGTCGGGATCTGGCGTGTGGTCAGCCCAGCCTTGATGACCCGCCAGGTGAAATCGTTATCCTCGCAATATGCAGGGTGATAATTCTCATCGAACCACCCAGCCTGCTTGATACAGCGTCGATGGACGCCGAAGGCGTGGTACCCGCCCATCATCACGAGGTCACCATCACGCATCGCTGCGATGAGCCGCATGATGTCTTGCTCAGAAAAGGTCAAGTCGCTGTTGAACATCGCCCACCACTGCGCCCAGGGCGTCGCTTTGATGATGGTGTTCCATCCATGGGCGACACCCAGGTTGCCGTAGAACCGGATGATGCGAGCGTCGTAGTCGGGGCATGTCCCATGCTCACTGTTGTCGATGATGACGACCGATTCAGCGAGCTGGCGGGGGAAGGAGTCCAGACATTTCTTCGTGATGTCTGGGTTCTTATAGTGCAAGAAGCCTGCGACCGGGATCATCAGGCCATGACTCGCGTCAGGACATACGTCAGGACGAACGTGATCGGCAATGCGATCACCCATATCGGGATCGACCAGTGGTGACGCCTGCCATCCTCATGCCCGAGCTCGACCTCGATCTTGTCGAACAAGCGGTCCAGCCCCAATGGATCGCGTTCGTTCATCCGACCGTGACCGTTCCCTCGGTCGCTGTCGATCCACCCTCGGGGAGCTCGGCGAGGACCCGGAAGTGGTACGTGGTGCCATCAGCGGGGAAGGTGCCGACACGTTGCTTGTGATAGCCCAACAGGCTGCTCTCCTTGCCGGTGAGGTTGCCGTAGGTCTCATCGACGCCCCACTCCACCTGGCCTGTGGCCGGAGGGGTGGATGTCCACTCGATATCCACCGTACATGTGGACACGTCACACACGACGATCGGATTGATGTCCGTAAGAGCGATGGGCGGGTGGTTGGCGAAGACGATCTCCTGCGTCATCAGCAGGTTGCGATCGATCTGGGCGATGGGACCATCGTCGGCCACAAGGCCAGCCAGCCCAGCATCGAGGATGTCGATGTCATTGCCCAGGATGACCTGGTTGTCGTTGATGGTGCCAAGGTCGTTCTCGATGCCCACGATGGCAGCTTCGAGTGCCGTGATGCGTTGACGTAGATTGGAGATGGTCTCCTTCTCAGCAGGGGTGAAAGCCGTGGTCACGATGCCGACCGTCAAGACGGTGATGGTGGCAGCAGCGATGATGTTGACGAAGACCTTCCTACTCATGTCGTTCCTTCCCATACCTGCGCAGATGTCGCCAGTATCGCTTGCGTGCGCGACCGTCGTAGACGTGTTTGATCTCTTCTTCACAGACGAGGCAGAACACCGGCTGTGGCCTATGGTTCGGTTGTGGTGAGTGGTCCCTGCGATCCTTTCTCATCTCGGATTGGGGTAGTAGTAATGGACGATCTCCTGGGTCATCGTGAATCTCAGTCCTGCTGCCACCATCCGGTCGATGCGGTCACCATCTTCTGGAAGGCCACGTTGCAGGCAGTCCTTGTCATAGCGAAACCCAAGATCGTGTTTACTGAGCCAGGCGCCATCGCAGAAGGCGAAATGCATGGGGGGCCAGTTGCCGTACCACTGGATGCCGCCGTTGTGGAGGAATGCCTTGCTACGCCCATACGCCACGTCGGCATCGTCGGCGAGCAGGAGTCGTAGCAGGGTCTCGACCGTGGTCGGCAGCCACTCGTCATCGTCATCGAGGTTGGCGATGAACTTGCCCTTGGCGGTGTCGTGACCGTGGTTCCTCGCATCCAGGCCGATGACACACCACTTGGCCCCTGGATCGAGCGGGTACACCTGGCGGGGGATGTTCGTGAAGCGGACGCGAGGATCACCCAGCTTCCTGATGGCGATCCCAGTCTCTCGCTCCGTTCCGTCCCCGACGACATGGATATCGAGGTTCTGGTGGGTCTGAGCGAGGACCGATGGCAACGAACGCTCCATGAGCGTCTGTGTCCGGTTGTAGGTGGATATCACCACACTGACAAGGGGCTCAGCCATACAAGATGTTCAACTCCCGCATCCGACGCTCGAAGGTGCGAGCGTCCTCATGCCAGTGCTTCTGCGCATCAGAGTAGGTAGCATCACTTGGGCGCAGTTCGTGTGGGTTGTCGAAGAAGGTCTTATGACCGTGAGGATGGAGGTGAGCGACGACCGAGTCCATGGCACGCGCTAGCTTGCCTTTGATGCGTGCGGTGTTGAACTGCTCGGTGTCGGCGAAGTTATGAAAGTAACCATGGTGAAAGGCCGCTTCGGGATCATCGAAACAGGCCTCCCCCAGGAAGTCTGTACTCATGAGCGCCTGCGTCCCATTCGGGTTAGACAGGTCGTTCACGACGACGCATGGATAACCTTTCCGCATGACCGCGAGTGCGTTGCTCAGCCAACCCTCGTGGTGTACCACGTCATCGGAGCCGAAGAAGACCTGGTCTTCTACAACCTCGTGGATGAGCTTGTTCATGCGAGTGACGTAGCGTTTATCCGGGTCTTCCCCGTCCCACAGGAAACGTTCACCGGCCTCCTCAACAACCTTCCGGCTTTCGAGGTCCCCGATACAGAAATAGATGCGGTGATCCTCTGGGGTAGCTTCGTGAATGTTCTCGATTACAACTCGAAGATAGGACGAGCGGCCCAGGGATGGGATCAGGATCGCGGTGCTACTCATATTTCACGTTCTCATCTCGGACCTCGGGGTAAGAACGGAGCGGTGTATCTACCCGCAGGTACGACGCCAAGTCATCGATCGTCTTCCTCGGTGACCGGACCAGTTCCTCGTACTGGACGTGGTATGGGTTTCTCATCCGGGCCACTGCCGCCTGCCATCGGGGATACCACGAGCGAATCTCTTCTATGGGCGCAGATAGAACGGTACCGTCAGGCAAGCCGGGGTGGTGGACGTCAAGGGCACTCCTGAACGCATATTCAGGGATGCGGTGGATGACGATCCAGGTCGCTCCATCGAACCACTCATCATCAGGCCACCAGAAGCGATCCCAGTGAGGGAACGAGCGATGCACCGCTGGGACACCCATGTAGTGATCCACGATCTGGTGCAAGAGTCTGGTGCCTGAGCTGACGAATCCACAGGTGACGATCATCCGAAGACCTCTGCGTCCTGCCACCTGATCTTCGGCCTCCATCCGGGGGTGGCGTTATAGCCGACATATTCAGGATCGTCTCCGTAGCGTGCAGGACCGAATGCCCAATCGAGCTTGAGGTATTCAGCCATCTCCAGGACGGTCACGGCATTCTCCCAGCCGCCCCCGACATCCCAGATCTGCCCCTCGAACTCTTCGAAGTTCCGCAGCTGGATGAGCATCAGGCGCACGTAATCCTTCACATGCAACAGATCCCTGATCTGGGTGCCTGGCCGATTGATGGTCACTTTCAGCTGCTCATCGCGAGCCCGAAGGAACCACGCGATCCAGCCGCTCTCTGGGCTGCCCTCTTGCCCTGGGCCATAGATGGTGCCTGGCCGATTGATGATGTATCGCAGGCCTTGGGCATCGCGTGCCCACATCTCGACCAGACGCTTGCTGATGCCGTAGGGCGTGCTGACCGGCTCACGAGCCTTGACCGAGGACGTGATGATGATGGGCGTCTTGGTCATCTTGCAGGCTTCGATGACGTTCACACCGACCCTGGCGGTATGGCGGAACGTGTCGAGGGGATCCCGCAAGGAACCAGCCGTCGAGACCCGAGAAGCAAGATGGATGACGACATCCGGGGCAAGGTTGACGATCGAGGCGATGGCGATGCTGTCCTTCGACAGATCCGGCCCAGTGCCGTGCTCATGCATGTGCTGATCTCGGATATCCATCCCAAGGACCGAGTAGCCAGCATGGTTCAACGCATCAGCCGTATGCCGACCGACGAATCCTTCATGCCCGGTGACGAGGACTTTCACTGTGCCTTCAGGTAGTCCCAGTAGTACGCCACGGTCCTGTGGACACCCTTCTCCAGGGTGACGAGCTCATCGGGCTGGACACCGAGGACGGCGAGCGTGTCGGCATTCGCCTTCACCACGCTATTGGCATCCTCACCTGGGCGCATCGGCAAATGCGTGATGGTGGCCTCGATGTCGGTCATCGACAAGACGTCCTTGGCGACCTGGGTAGCGATGTCGTTGACGGTGGTCTCTCGCCCGGTCCCAGCCTCGATGACAGGGATGACCCCAGCAGCATCGAGCTGCTCCCATGCACTCGCCAGGATCCATGCGACATCTTCGACATAGATCATATCCATGATCTGCATGCCATCACCGTAGATCTCGATCGGCTCGCCGGTCAGGGCGCGACAGACGAACGAGGGCATGATCTTGCGCACCCGTGAGGGACCATACGGTGCTGCTGGCACCTGTCGTGGACCGTAGGCGTTGAGCGCACGGACCGAGCCCATCGCTCGCTTCTCGTACTTCGCCTTCATCGCGATGAACCGCTCGACGGTGTTCTTGGTGATGGAGTAGGTGTTGTTCATCCACCAATTACCCACCGCGATGTTGATGAGGGGCACGTCGTACTGGGCACAGGCATTGATGACGTTCAAGCCACCTAGCACATTCGTCTCAGCAGCCGGAAGTGGGTTCGAGATCGTCTCCTGTGTACCAAGGACTCCAGCGAGGTGGATGACGCCATCGACGTGGGAAACGGCGTCGGTGACGAGGGTGGCGTCCTTGATGTCGCCGAAGTACTGCTCTCCCTCATGCGGGAAGGGGATACCGGGGTAGAGATGGAACTTGTGACGATCGAGGACGGAGACCTTGTGCCCACGCTGCTGGAGCTCCTCTACGACATATCGGCCGATGAATCCGTTGCCACCGGTGACAAGAATGTGCTTCACAGTGCTTCTCTAACGCTCCGATCCACGCTCAAACATGCTTCTCTTTCCCAATGAAGAAAAGCCCCCCGGTACTCCAGGGGGCTTCGTCTTACGGCTCGACGCGCCGCATATCGGCGCAGATCGGACACTGCTTCATGAACTCACCTTCCCGAAGCGCACCGACCAACACGTACTGGTGGGTATGGTCAGTCTTGGGCTCAGGCGGTGGAGCTGGACGAGGGGTCGTCGGAGCCGCCACCGTCTTCGCTTCGATGGTGATCTTCTTCTTGGCCACGACTAGGTCTCGTCGTAGCTATAGGAGATCGTCTCCTGGGTCCAGTTGCCAGGACCAGCGTCCGAGGCCACTGCCAGCTGGAACACCGTGAACCGGGTGGTGTCACCGGTATTGGTGTACGGGCCAGCGTCCCAGGTGGCCTTGTTGCCGCTGGTGTAGCTGGTCATGTTGGTCTGCGCCTTGGTGGACGCCGAGCTGGTCGGAGTCGCGTAGGTCACATAGTTGGTGGTGAAGTACAGCGTGGTGCTGGCCATCACCGACCCGTCACACCAGATCTGGAAGTTGTCCACCGCATTGGCAGGGGTGGAGTCGATGTACAACTTCACCCACTTCTCATAGCTGGATGTCCCCACCGTGATGGGGTTGGCCTGGCGGTTGGCCAGGCTGTTGGTGGCATTGTCGGCACTGATCATGTCGATGCCGGTCACGGCACCCGATTGGGTCATGCCTGCCCCGGTGTACACCCGGAGGCTTAGCGATGCGGCCATAAGCTCCTTTCAGTCTCTGGGGCCAGCGGGGGCTGGCACCGGCTTCGATGCCTCATGGACCTCACGAGCGGACGGGATATCGTCCAGTGAGACCGCTCCGGTCGGGACGACCATCATCAACTGGTTGTACTGGTCTTCCTTCAGCGGCTCTCGGCCATCTTCGAGGCGAGCCTCGTTGACGGTCTTCCATGGGACACCAGCCAGGGCCAGCTGATTGATCTTGGCCTTGGCAGTCGTCTCCTTCAGGTTCAACGCTGTGAACTTGAAAGCGAGGTTGTTATCCGGCCCACCGAATGTCTCGTCCCACACCACCTCCTGGGTGATGTAGTCCTGGATCATCTGCATGAGGGGGCGCAGACCACGGTCTTCCGAGGTCTGCAGCTGCACCTCTGCGGTGGACCGGTTGACATCGAACGTGATGCCCAGGTCCTGGGGTGAAAGCCCGAAGACGACCGCGATCTTCCGAACGAGGTACGTCTGCCACTCCAGGAACTGCATCTCACGGTTGGTGTTACGAAAGTGGATCCACTCGGCCCCCTTCGTCCCACCGATGAAGCCGATCGCGCCCTTCCCAGCCACTTCGGACTCGAAGAACGCCTGGAACTCCCGTACCTGATCTCGGGTGATCCCTTCGCCCAGGTTCATCACGCCGTCAGGTGCGGCGCCCTGTACTTGGCGACGGTTGTATTCGTGCCCGTAGAGCTCAGCCTCGATGGTCAACTTCAGCGTCTCTAGGTTCGACAGGCCTACGGGCGAATATGTTCGGGGGCGACTGATCATGTAGATGAAATCGTCATTGACCCATGACGCCATCTCTTGGTTCACCCCGGTCGGGTACCAGTAGTACCTAGGCTCGTTTGGATTCCCGTCCCACATGCCGTTGACGCGCACTTCCCCGCCATCGACGGCCCAAAGCTCGGCGAGATCGCCCCGCAGGGTGCGCACGAGTTCGATACAGCCAGCATCGAGTGTGAGGATGTCTTCCACAACCGGCTCGATGAAACCACGGAACCCATCGACAGCAGGGTTCGGTCGCTGGATGAGATCGTTGATCCGCTTCGCCAAGCGCTTCGAATATGGCCTGGTGTTGTCGTACGGCTCGATGGACCACTCGGCGGAGCTGATCTGGCTGCGCCTGATGTTGATGGCCCCGGCTACCCATTCACTGTGCTCTGCCCAGTGCCGGAAGAGCGCAACGTCACTCTTGCCTACCTTCCCATCCCACTGCCTGGTCATCGCCACAGCTGTGTCTGGGATCCGCTTCGGCGACGCCTTTGGGCTCTTATAGATCATCCCCCGGAGCGCCTCACGCCCCGATGGGGTGGTAAGCGCCTGGAGGAGCGGAGGAGCGCTCTTCACCAGTGCCATCGTCAGTCCTTGAAGTGCTGTCGGATGATGTCGCGTTGCGCGACCTCCAGGGCTTGTCTGAGCTGATTGACGTGGGCATGCTCACGCGCCTGCTCGTACGTCATCTCCCAGGTGCGCATCCCCTTCATCAGGAGAGCGACATGGTCAGGGACATCCTTTTCCCCATCACGGAATTCGATCGTCTTCATCCGGCCTTCCCATACCAAAATGCCCCACCACCCGTCTCCATGGCATGACCCAGGGCGTCGATCATGTCGTCATGGCCCTTGGGGAACTGGAGCTCTTCGATCTCGAAATCCGAGCCCTTCAGTGAGACGTGATGAAAGACCTTGTGGGCCTCATACCTTGCGGCCACCGAACGCGCCCTGGTGACCTTGTCCACGTCGGCACGCTTGCCCACGATGGGCAACCTGGTGGTGTTGAGCAGATCCTTCACCAGCGTGGACTGGAACTGGTTGTTCTCCACCAGGATGCGCTCGATGAGCGGGTAGGCGTTGTATCCATCCAAGACGAAGGCTCGATGGCCCGTCTCTCGCCGATCCCGATACACCGAGAGGATGTAGACGTTCATCTCCTCATCTTCAGCGATGACCGCCCTGGCGGTGTAGTCCGCCGTCTCCCGCTCCGAGGAAGCCAGGTCCACGCCCATCTTGTAGCGATAGGTATGGCCTTGCGGGAGGGTGTTGAAGTACTGGAACCACTCACGCTTGAAAACGTTGCCTTCCATGAGGCCAGAGATGTCATTGAGGTAGGAACAGGCGAACATGGCGCTACCCATGTCACGTCGCTCCTGTTCGAGCTTGTCGAGCGGCCAGATCTCCGGCCAGAGGGCTTGTCGCTCGACCTTGACGCCCTCGGCACACGCGACGGTCTTGTAATGGTCCCGCAGCTTCTCTTCATCGAAGAACTCTTTCCCACAGATCTCGCAGGGGAAGAAGATGGCGCCCTTGTGCAAGAGAGGCCACTTGTTGTTCTCGATGAGCTTCTGATACATGTCGCCTTCGGCCCAGCGGGTACCGATGACGATGAGTGAACCGCCAGGCACGAGGGCCGGTTTCAGCGTTTTCCAGAACCAGGTCTCGATCTTTTCCTGCTGTTCCGGGTTGGATGTGTTCTCTTCGTCGAGGATGTCGTCACAGATGATGAGATCGAAGCGCTTGCTGATGATGGCACCACCAGCACCCGCCGAGTACATGGTGACGTCCTTGGTGCCATAGAGCTCGGAATCCTTCTGGATCCACTCGACGTCGGTCCACTTGGCACCGGTGAGGTCACCGAAGATGTCATGGAAGCGTTCGTTGCTCTGCAATGTCCAACGGATGGCTCGGGAGAAGGCGTTGGACTGTTTGGCCGTGTTGCTGATGAGCCCGACACGGATGTTCTTGTGCAGGGCCACCCACCAGGACAGGAAGATGGTGTTGGCCCAGGTGGTCTTGGCGTGACCTCGTGGCTCCAGGATGACGCCGTTGCGCTTCTCGGTGATGAGCTCCAGGAGGAACTGGATCATCTCCCGGTGGTGTGGGGCGGCCTCCATGCCGAAGACATATTCGCCATAGGCGAAGGGATCAGTTGACGCGAGTTCCCGGTTCGCTCGGTCGAGCAGTTCCTTCCAGAATGACTGGTCGAGATCTTGTTCGAGCAGCTTCTGCAATTCTGCGGAGGTGCTCGGCATCTGGCTTTGAAACGGTCCTGGCGTTGTCTGCGTCACGTTTCCCATCTTCCGGTTCGCGCATCATGTCGCGGATGGCCTTGACCACCTCGACAGCATCCTTGGTCGAGATCGAGACCTCTCCAGAGGCGAGCTGCTCTGCATATCGCCGGAGAGAGGCCCGGAGCACGATCAAGGATTCTTCACGGATGATACCTTCCTGATCCGCGATCTCCGCAGCCATCCGCTCATAGGTCTGCCTCGACAACGAGGCCTTGTAGGCGTGTCGTCGCCCGTTCCAGTCGTTGTCACGGGCATGTTTCGCCATCGAGCTATACGACACCCCATTGCGTCGTGCCAGCTCACGGATGGACAGGTCTGAGGTGACGAACTCCAGTTCGACCTTCTTTGGGTCCCACAGGCGGGGTCTACTCATCTATCATGTCCTCGCTCGGGGAGCCCGACCGTTTCTAGGCAGATATATATGGTCTGCCGGTGGAACAGGCACCGTCCCGGTTTCTTTGGTCGGTGCGATGATCCGAGCATCTTCATTCCCCCGCGAGGAAGTCGGCGCAGATCATCTCTAGCGCCTGGACGTCGCTCATCTGCTCTCCCTCCTTCGCCTTGTCGAGCGCCTGCTGCACG